CCATAATAGCAAGAGTAGTACCAACAGGAGCTTCATTATTCATATCCGCAACCCTTAAATCTCCCAAACTTGCAAACCTTCTTCCTTCTTCTACAACTGTTGTAAGCAATTGATAAAGAGTTGCACTCGGTTCTTTGTAAGGTAAGAAAGATATATTCTCTCCTATTGTCCCACCTGGTACATCAACATCTCTAAATTCTCCTGGCATTATTGGAGTATCGTCACCCTTAATCCGTAATCCTCTTGTTTTCAATCCTCCTGGCAAATTAGATAATGTACCTGCATCAATTAACTGTCTTAACAAAGATGTTGCTGATCGACTTAATCCACCAATCATATGTATTAAACCAAACCCATAAAACCCTATGCCAGGTAAATACTGATAATGAACAAAATGTTGTCTTCTTCTTTTAAGTTTATCGTCTTCTTCATAATTTCTTCTTATTGAAAGAATTTTTGTGCTTGATTTATCAAGAGTGACAATATAAGGCAATGCTATGCCTGTGGGTTCGCCATTTTCTTCATCTTCAAAACCTGGCAAATCAAGGTCTATTACCATTTCAAGAATTGTGTAACGACCATCATTATCGTAACTGGTGCTGCTTTCTCCCGTTAATTTATTATATTTATCTGTTATTTCATTCATATCGGGTGCAGGATCAGGCAAATCACATTCTCTAAAGAATCCTGAATGCATGAGTTTTTTAATTTCATTTTCAGTTTTCTTCATTATATGAGTAGCTCTTTCACAGGTAAGAAGATCACTTGCCCCGTAACTTACAACAAAATCCTCTGCTGGAACAAATATGGAGCAAGGTCTCCCTAAGTTTGAATCATAGTAAACTTTACGAAAAGCCGATCCTGCTAATGGGAGGGAAAAGAGCAACTTTTCTGTTTCAGTTCTATATTCAACCATTTTTTCTGTTAAAAGATAATTCATGTATTCTTGTATGCGATGAGCTTGTCTTTCTTTTTCCACATCAATAACACCAATTATTTTTGTTTTTACTGGTCCTTCAGCAGGAAATAGCTCAGATATTGCTTGGGATTGAAATTTTATAACAGCTTCTGATAACAAAGGATGGAATACTCCACAAGCCCCAGGCCAGGGTTCAGTTCTTTCATCAATTGTTAAACCAAGTTGGTCTAAACCCTTTACATAAGTCTCTGACCAATCAGCCCGTGATTCCTTATCTGCTTGGAAATAATCATATAACTCATTGCCTAAAACCGACAATTCATTTTCATCTATGATTTCTGCTAAATTTTCTCCAAACCCCGATTCAAGACCTGATGGAGAATCTTCTAAATCAATTATCAAACTACCATCATCTGAAACAGTTTCAGTTTCAATTTCAATTTCTACTTCTGTAGCCACTCCATTGGTAACTTTATCAGGATCAATTGGTGTTGCTGTTTTATCTATTGCCATTAATAATACTCCGCTCTTTTTCTTTCATCATATGGTTCATCAATTTCATCACTAAACAAACTAATAAACCCTCCCTGTCTAAACCTTATTAATGCCTGTGTACTGCTGTCCACAAGGTCATCATGTTCTGCATTTGGAAAAGACGCAAATTCTTCAACGACTTCTTCTGCCCATCGTGTTTCTGGACACCATACTACACCAGAAGCAAATAAGTCTGCAACTGCATTCACACGAGCTATTTTATCATTTCCTCTACTAGGTGTATACTCTGAAACTGGGATTCCCATAGAACGTAATTCAAATATTAAAGGCATTCCCGCCGCCTTCCCTTCAACAACAAAGGCATCAGGTTGATAATTTTTATACATCTCTAATGCTTTTGTCTTTAATTCAGGAAATTCTAATCTTTCTTTATAGGCATCTAATAAAATTAATTGTGGTGCTAATGCACCATCAAATTCATCTTCGGTATAAAAAACTCCCCATGTCGTACAAGCAGAATAATCAGCCCTTTCTGTTTTTAAAAATGCTGTATCCCAAGATTGTATAATAAAATCACATTTTGGAGGTGATTCGTATTCCCATATTCTCCACCACTCTCTTTTAACTAAAGCTCCTTCTTCTGAAGTTGGGTCTTGTTGATATTGAGCCTGCCATTTAGAAACAGGTAACTCAGCCTTTAAAGCTTCAAGCTCTACTAAATCCCAATATTCGGGCCACAATGGATTGCCAGAAGGCATTAATGCTGGAAGTTCAATAACTTTCCATTCATCTGCTCCTCCTCTTTTAATGCTTGCATCTATAATTTGTCCTGTTAAATCTCTTTGATGCCATCGTGTCATAACAATTACGATAGCTCCACCTGGCTGTAATCTTTGTCGAGGACCAGAAGTATACCATTCGTAAGTTTTATTAAATACATTGACATCAGAAGAAGCACCTTCTTGTTCCGAATGAGGATCATCAATAATAAGTAAATCCGCACCCTTACCTGTAACAGCACCGCCAACACCAATCGCAAAGTATTCACCACTCTTATTGGTATTCCATCGACCCGCAGCCTTGCTATCAGCTTGAAGTTTAACTTCCCCAAATATTTTTTGGAAGTCTTTACCCCCTACCAAGTTTCTGACCTTACGACCAAAACCAACAGCAAGTTCTGCTGTATGTGCTGTTTGAATAACTTTCTTATCGGGATAATTACCTAAAAACCATGCGGGAAGAAGATAACTAGCAAATTCAGATTTAGTGTGTCGTGGAGGCATATTGATAATAAGTCGTTTTAATTTACCATCAATAACATCTTTAAATGCATCTGACATAATTTTGTGATGATTTCCATTAATAAATGCGGGCCACATTTCACGGACAAAAGATAAAAAATTATCTTGGCAATGATTTTTAGTTTTTACTTCTTCATACTCTTCCAACAAATCCAACAATTCTTTTTGTTGTGTAGGAGAATAATTTTTTAAATTACTTAAAGCATTATTTACATCAATACTTAATGTCATTGAATTTCTCTTTCATTAAGCTCTTTAAGCTTATTAACTTCTGTTTGCAACATCTCTATCTGCATATCTTGGCGAGCATCATCAGGTAAAGCTCCAAATTCTCCCCTGGGCCATTTTACTCTGAATTCAGAATTCAAATTAATATCTTTAAGTTGTAATACCAATTCATGTTCAACAAAGTTTAATCTTTCTGTAAGACCAAAATAACCATAAACAACAACCATAGAACCAATTACTATACTAATTAGATTTCTTATAGGAATAGATATAATACTGCTATCAGATACTTTCATCTTTTATACTATTCTTCTTTTCCTTGCGTTTTTTGTTCTAGGAAACGATCTATTAGATTTTCTAGATTTAACAGCTAAGTTCTTTTTTGAATTATTTTTAGGATTTCCGTCTCTGTGATGAACATCTTTAGAATCACCTCTTCTGACACTACCCACCTTTATTGCTCTATTCCTAGCTGTATTACGAGAAGCTCTACGTTTCTTTTGTTTGGAACTTCCTTGATAATTTTTATATTCTTTTTTATAATTTCTAACCATTGATAATAATCCTAAGATAAAACATCATATTCTAATAGTTCCTGTGCTTTACCCAAAAGTTTTTTAGATTCCTTATCTACTTTTACAGCATCATTAAGCAAAGCAATAGATTTTTTTTCAAAATATGATTGCACACATCCTTGTAGAATGTTTCCATGTTCTTTTTCAGTTAGATATTTTCTATAAAATTCACCGTCAATAGAAATAAGAACATACATTCCTTCAGCATCGGGATTGAAACTAAGTGTTATTTTTTTTGGTTCTTTCACTATTAAATTTCTCCATAAATTTATATTCAGGCATTGTAACTTTCATTCTGCTTCTTTTTCCGTTTTTGAAATATGCCATCAATTCATATTTCCATAAAGGTATCGGTCTTTTCATTCTTCCTCCTTTTTTATTTTCTTTCTTTGCCTAATTTTTGCTACATTAGGTGCTAAATATTTTTCTATACTCTCCAATTTCCAATTATATTTTAAACCTTTATGACTAAGTTTACCTTTACGATTTTTTGTTTTCATGTTTTCTCCTTCATCTATTAATTTCATCACCCCAACAATCCCAACCGCTTACTCTATCTCTAGCAAATAATTCGATTCTTGGCAAATCACCGCACAATTCTACTATACGTTCTCTAACAGAATCAGGTTTTCTCGAATGTTCCCTTAGGGGTTCATATACAACTTGATGTACAGATTTAGATATTCTTTTCGGTTTTCCTTTTGTAGACAATAAACAGATTTCATTATTAGCTCTAGTCCAATGTCCTAAACCCCAAAACAAACTGTCCGCCTTTTTGTTCTTTTTTATCCAACTAAAGCCACAGGTTTTATAAATAAACCCCCACCTTTCTATTGTTTCCAATCCCTGAATTAAAAGGGGATAGGTAACCCATAAAAATAAAACACAATCTTTGTCTGCAATTTCGTTTACAGGTAAACTAAAAATATCTTCGTCTGTCATACATTCGTAATGATTTTCTGCGGATTTCTTTTCTTTTCCTTTTCCCGACCAAACTTTATAAGTCCATGCAGGGTCTGCGTAGATAATATTATATTTCTTTTTTGGAAATTCTATTCTCTCGGACATCCCATCTCTTCAACTAATATAATTTCTCTCATACCATTGTCATCATACCCTGCTCCTACATGAATAGGAACACACCCAACATCTTCTGTAGTTTTACATCCAATGAATAAAGATAAGAACAAAATAAAAAGGATAAGTAATAATATATTTAATAAAAAATTAATCATGAAGCTCCCTATACAAATATTTTTAACATTGTTCGGAAAGTTTTGGAAGCCCTAAAGCAAGGGAGGGTGCTCAGGGCTTCCTCGTTGCGAATCAATAGTCTTATGGGCGTTCCCCCGCTAAGATTCTTAACGAAACTCATATTGACCATAAAATCAAACAAGAGTATATTCTTTTATAGATAGTATCTATATAGATTCTATCTATATACTTTCTAAACTAGATTCTATCTACTAGATTCTATCTATTTTAGATTATACTTTAGGGAGTTTTAAAAAGGAAAGTAAAATGCCGCTAAAAAAAGGAAAAAATAAAAAAACCATTAGCAGTAATATAAAAAAACTCCATAAAGAAGGTTATAAAAATAAACAAGCTGTAGCTATTGCATTGAATACAGCAAGAAAGAAAAAAAGGAGTTAAAAATGACAGAAAAAAATCGAGCAAGAAATAAAAAGGGGGAATTTGTGGGAGACGACCCCTCCA